GGTGCATCCGTGCGTACGGCGGACATTTTCAGAATTTTAACACTTGGTTCTGGATCAATCCTCATGAGTGTACTGAAAGGTGCTTGTGTGTATATGAAAAGAGGTAGGTATTCAACTTGGTCCACCTTCCCGTTATCACACCCCGAACATCCCCGACCTGAGCATGCATCATGTTTCGCCTTTTTGAAAGACCATGGCATACGGAATCCACTACCCTTCGTTTTTCGATCTTCATTCCCATACACAGATGAATCGATAATATCATCCCAAATGACATCACCTTGATATCTTGAGAGCGCTACGAGAATGTATTCCCTGAGAGCGATCGCGGAGGACTGATCCACTACGAACCCCGACCAGTTGAGATGTACACCAGTCTTGATGAGTTCTCCACATTTCTTGGGCTGGGCGATTGAGATGAGACTTTCTCCACCCCCATGCTTCTTGACTTCGTCACAGATCACTTTACAAATGTCTTTGATTTCATCGATACCTAGAGCCTCTGGGGACTTATAGTCGATGTCAACGAAAAAGTTATAAGTGTCACTCTTTTGTTCGACGACGTATAACTTTTCACGAGATTTGACAGCTTCTATATACTTATCGTAAAATTCATTCAATCTATCAAATGGCACAGAGAGTTTACCCCCGTCCATGAGCACATGTGATAGATTGGTAGCATTATTGAATTTCTGGGAAATATACCAACTCTTAAACATACTTACCTAGGGTACACCTTTATTCTCTAAACCATCTCATACAGGAAATATCCTGATATTCCTGAGTTTGAGAAAGTTGTTTCTTAAAGGTAAGTAGTTCATAGACAGTCATTTCCTTATTTTTTTCTTTCCACTCCTCAATCTCCTCTTCACAGAGACCACGGTTCTTTTCGAGAAGTTCTTCGATCTGCATCAAAATGTAAGCCTTGGACTTCATTATTTTATAGAGAATGTTTTTCTATTGTGAGAACTTATACAGGCATAAAATTCAGGATTCTTGATCACATTATCTATGATAAGCTTCCATCGTTTTCGTGTATTGAAGTCCTCCAATGTTTCGTAAGTCATGAAATCATTTTCATCATACGTTCTCTTAATAGGTTGATTCAACATCTTTTTCAAATTTGTTTTATGTTTTTCTTCGTAAAACTTCTTCACCTGAGACTGTTGCTCAGAGATGGAGTAATCCACGAAGAATATAAAGACATTATATTCAAGATCCACCGTGGGACTCTCTTTGACTGTAAATTTAAACTCTGTATATTCACCACTTTTTAGGGAAACCACACCCCTCGTCTCCTCCTCGAGTTCTCTAAGAGCACATCGAAGTGGATTGAAAATCTCACGACGACGACACCCCCCTGTGACAAAAATCCAATCCTTGAATCTTCTATCCCTAACTGTAAGAAACCTCGCTTTACCGGTTGCAAAACTAACGGGTACTGCTATCGCTTTGTATTTTTTCATTGCGCATTCGCAAGTTATATTTAGACGATATGTTTATTCCTTCACATTTTCTTCGATTTTTTCGAGGGGTTGTTCTTCTTCTTCCATCTGTTCAGGTTCATTGAGTTGTTGAACCAAATTCTCAGAGAAATTCTTGAACCCGGTCATTTCTTCACGAGTCTTGTTAAGCTCCTTGAAGAGGAAGAGAAGTCCGACAACACATACAGCTGTCGCGATCATCATAATGTTTTCACGGTTCATTTGAATCATTTTATACTTTCTAATACATTTTTCTTTTTAAGTAATGACACCCATCATAGCTTTCCCTGGAGTTGGACATTCATATGGCGTCTGTGCAAACTGGACGGCTTCGTAATGCGTATTTTCACAAGATTTTTGAGTTGGTGGTGTAGGCTGACCAACAAACTTTTCGAGTGTCCTGGATTTAGGATCGTACGTCAATACAAAAACGATGGCGAGGAGGAAGAAAATCTTCCAAAACATAGTTACTAATTAGTTAGAATATAAAAGACCACCCATACCATTCTCGATACGAAGGACGTTGTAGTTCACGGCGTAGATATCCTTATCGCAGTTGGAAGTATCGTTAATAATACGAGCAGAGTCGAGGCGCGAGAAGTTGAGGGATCCAGTGGGCTGGAGCTTACCCGCGTCGAGGCAGAATGGGTAGAAGAAGAGCTTGGTGCCTGGGGTGGCGGTACCATGAGAGGTATGGTAGTAAAGTGGCACGGTGGTAAAGTTGGGATCAGCGAACTTGTAATCAGCCACATCGGTACCATTGATTTGGAGCTTGAGCTTGTTACCAGCAGTGCTCACCATGGTGACATTGGTGGCATCACCGGCGGCGATGTACTTGACGGGGTGGTTAAAGTTGAGCTCCTGAATCTTGGAGTTGGAAGCGATCGCCTTCTGCACCTGTGTCATGATCATGTTCTGGGGCTGAGAAGCGAAAACTTCACGCTCCTGAGTATCAAGGTACGCGTAGTTCGCGTAGACCTCCCACTTACTCGAAGCAGCCTCGACACCCCACGTGATGCGGAGCTCCACATCGTGGTACTGGAGGGAGATGAGGGGAAGGGCAGACTGCCAGTTCTCACAGAACGAAAACCGCAGAGGGTAGAACTTCGAAGCGCTGGTCCCGTCGTACAGACTGGAAGACGTAGACTTGGAAGAGGAGAACGCCGAAAGGGTGGGGGCGATGAGAGTCGAGTAAGTCGAGTCCTGTTCATCGATCACCTGACCACCGATAAGCAGTTCGACCTTAGAGATCACATCCGTCCAGTCAGTCGTGAAGGTGTTCGCCGAAAGACCGTCACCTTTGATGGGCATGAGGTAAACATAGTTGAGGAGATCCCCCTTGCGCTCGAAGCGGATGGTGGACATACCGTTGTTTGAGACGTTGCCCTGAATGACCTGACGCTCGACAGTTTGGGAAAAGTTTGTGTGACGCTTGTAGGTAGACCTGAAAAAGCTGACTTCGGGTTGACCGACGAGGTGCACATCCTGGGCACCGACAGCAACGAGTTGGGCAATACCGCCAGACATTTTATAATATAGTGAGACTTTATTTTTAAGCTGGGAAGACTTACAAACTGGGATACAATTTGGAAGAATTGAGGACGACTTCTACGAAGTCGGGACTTAGATAGAATCTGTGCAGGTCTTCATGGTTTTAAGTTTATTATAGACGAGTTCATAGATGTTGCCTGTGGCAGGTGTATCGGATTCAACTTCGACTCGCATACCCCCAATGTCTCTAGAACCAGACACACGCAATTCAGGGGTTACCCACATGGTGAAGCGACCCTCGACGATGTACTTAGTAGTGTACGTGGTCGTGGTCTTCATCTCACCTGTTTCGGGATCAGTCTCATCACTCCCGTTCTCCTTCACCCATTTTCCCACCCTGATATTATTCTCACCCATTGAAGCATACGGGTTAGTAACAGTGAGTCCATTGTCGAGCGTAATCGTTTCGTTGATGATGACCCCCATTGTTTTATTATATTAAGATGTTATTTTTTAAGCTGGGACTTAGCCACAATGGTACGTACACCCCACAAAGGCCGCTGTATGAACGGTATTCGCTTCATCCGTGATGACACCATTCGCATCGAGGTACCTGATTTTATAGGCTTTCTCCGTTTCTGTGGCGTGGTCTTCCCATTGGATCTGACCGTATTCATTCAGAATATTTACCATCTCTTGACTAATTTCAAGTTCCCAACCATTTTGTTCATTCATAGAGGTTTCTTTACTAACTTTCTGGTAAATAATTCGGGAGAGTTCTGAATATGTAGACTGAACAGTTGTTTCGAGAGTGTTATATCGTTCCGTTGTGATTTCACCCTCCCCATTCGTATACACAGTCTCTGTGGTTGTCGTTCTATTTTCTTCGGTGAGGTTTGAGTATTCTTCTTTTGACACGGATTCATAAACCGTTTTGACCCAGTATTTTACATCTCCAAGCTCTTTCTTGAGCTGTTTAACTGGCTGAGTCGCGGGGTTGAAATTACACCCCATCGTGATCTTGGCGACCGTGTAGTTCGCGAGAAACTCTGTGTCTTGTTTCTGACCGTAACCCGCTACGGTTGACGTCGTGATATAGTCCCCGGACTCGAGGTTTCCGTTCATATTCGTAACCCATATGGCACCTTCACCGAGTGAGTTTACAAAAATTCTAGTATCACCACACTCTTTAGTAAACGATGATACAACACGCCCAGAACGTTCTTCACGTGTTTCTGGATCTTCAACCGAAGAAATCACACCAAAGCATGTTTTATCTTTAGGTATTTGTGATATAGATACAAGTGGGATTGATTCACTTACACGAATTGCATTCAACCCGGTTTCAAGAGCTGGTCCATTTAAATTTATGTACCGATCTCTGTTAGCCGATACTATAAGACCTTCATATGTTATGGCAGTTTCATCTGTGACGTTTTCCATAAAACAGCGGTGCTGTCCAGTAAAAGACCCGACAACACCGGTATCCGTCTGATTGGCATTGTCATTTTCGAATAGTACAAGTCTCTGGAATGGGTTACCCGATGCAGCCGTTCTACCGTAAAAGCTTAAATTATGGTTCCACCCGCCGGTGGCCGATGTATTATCTGTTAATAGACCCCAACCACCATACTCATTACCCAGGTACATATGAGCTAATAAACTGTCATATATTTTTGCTGCCCCTTTAATAGTAAGGTGATAATCTGGAGCATCCGTCCCGAGACCAAGACCACCGGAAGTATCTAATGTCATTTTGGTAGCACTAGTTAGGGAATTCCAATATGGATTCCATTTTAATTTATTACTGTCGCTACTATCAATACCAAATGACCATCCTAGAACACCACCAACATCAAGAGATAGATATGGGTCACCACCAGCACCAAGAACCCTCGCTGATATAATAGCATCACCACTACCCGATGTAGTGTTGTATACATAGAGTCCATTTGCTTCTGGATTACCAGTTCCAGATGCTTTAATATGAAGTTTCGCAGTAGGAGCATTCGTCCCGATACCGACGTTGCCACCGGCGGGGTTTATTAAAATCTCCCGACCAGTAGTGCTATTATCCCATACATTTTGTATATAAAAACGTGGATTATCACCACTATCACCTGCAGTATCGGTGCTGAGATGTCCCATCAATAACGTGTCGGTACTCGAACTGAAAGCGTTCACACGCACCGCTGCATTAGAACGCAGGGATGCCATACCAGATGCGTTAATATTGCCTTTCCGAGCTTTAATAGTTAAAGGAGCTCCCGGATTCGTCGTCCCGATACCGACGTAGCCGCCACCTGTGATACGCATATTTTCATCGGCTGAATCTCCAAACGCAATAGCGTTATCTCCACCGGGTGGGTTGAATTCTATGTACCCCTGCTTACTACTATCTGTCGTCATTTGGATTCTTGTAGACCAATCCTGCCAGGTGGCCGGGTTTGATTCCGGAACTTGCACAATCCCAAGATAACTCGTGTGATTACTGGAACTCCCACCGACTCCTGTTTTGACCTGCATGATAGTTGTTTCTGTAGTCAGAGGTGCCGCAGTGGTTGCTGCGAACACTTCGAGTTGAGCCCCCGGGGCATTCGTCCCGATACCGATCCGCCCGCCTTCTGTGATGGTCATTCTACTCTTCATAGTGGAATCCCCGGTGGCTTTTCTCGTAAAAAAAGAGAGAGCACCTGTAGTGTTAGTAGTACCATCGACAATATTTCCCTTAATTGCAGCCCAAAACCCCTGACCTGCACCAAACATAATCGCACCACCATTACCCGAAGAAGTACCAGAATCTCTCAATGCGAGAGTACCACCCAACGCACCAGCTTGGTTGAATGTCGCAGTTGCTGTCTGTCCAGCCCCTTCTACATCCAACTGACTCACTGGATTCGTCGTCCCGATACCGACCCTGCCGGTACCGCGAATAGTTAACATTTCAGTTAAAGTCGTACCCGCATCACCATCGCCACCCAACACACCGAATATACCTTGTTGGCGATCATCTGATCCAAAATAAATGGCACCAGCTGCAGTCAGCCCCCCAGTATTAGCTCTAATTTTTACGGTATTGTCTGTTTCAACTTTGTTTTTTATATTCATACCAATAACTTTAGCACCAAAACCAACGCCAGTCTCGACGTCGTATGAGTTGAGTACATATAAATCCGATGTAGTATGGATTCCACCCCTGATTGAGAATGCTGGTATCGTACCAGTATTTGGGCCACCGTCAATATCTAAAGCGGAGATAGGAGCAGTCGTCCCGATACCGACCTTATTCCCCACCGAGTCCACGAAGAGGGTGGTTGAATCGATTGCAACATTACTTCCCGTAATGTCTAATTGTCCATTTGGACCCTGCCCAACATTGTATATTAAACGAGCATCATAATCATCTGAAAATGGACTTTTAAAATCCAGGAAAGCACCTTGTGGACCTCCCATTTCTATACTACCAAAGCTACCAGAAGCAGAAGATTCCACTGATATAGCTACCCCCGTTGCCTTGAAAACATGAAGTGATGAAATTGGAGCATTCGTCCCGATACCGACCTTATTCCCCACCGAGTCCACGAAGAGGGTGTTTGTATCCACCGCCAAGTTTGATGAAATGGTAACATCTCCTGGAAAGGCTTGGACATTCGTCGCTGCCATTTATAAGTACCGCACAATTTTTTTAGCAGTCTGGGACGCCCCTAAAAAAATTGGTGTTTGGAAAGTTTTGGACGAAGCGTTTAGTAGCCGAAATCCCCACTATCAGGACTGTTACCTGAGCAATTGACACTCGTAAGCCGTCCTGCTGGTTCGTGAGACAGGTAATCAACAAATATATTGAAACGAACAGTACCCGCACACGGGTTAGCTGGTTTGATTGTCACTGTTGTTCCTGCGAGGGCTGTTGCTATTGTAGGGTCCCAAGGTGTATTCATTGTACTGGTACTAATGACACTTGTCATACCCAAGGCTGGAACATATGCAGAGTTGCCTGACCCCCCGAGTTTACCACCAATAACATCAAATATCAGTGTACTGATTTCATCATCTGATTCGATCAACATCGCTGTAACTTTAGCGTGGAAGGGGTGGTTTGTAAAATCGAGAACATACGTTGCGTTTGCTACACTTGCAGTACCACTTAAATTCGCAGAAAATGAGTATGTTTTTCGTCCAACACCCCCCGTATTTGTGATGAGACCCCCAGTGACATAGGCGCGTTCCCCGACGAACACATCCTTCGCTATACCGACACCACCAGCTACCTTGAGAGCACCTGT